AAGAGGAACTCGAAATCCTCGATCTTTTCGATGTTGACGAAGTAGCAGTTGTTGAGGGACGCGGCGTTCAGCTTCTGGACGAGCGGCGTGCCGAGCTGCCAGAGGGCGCGCCCTGAGAACGAGCAGCGCAGGTTGAACATGTGGTCGAAAAGGGTTTCGGCTTCCTTCTGGGTGTACGGGACACCGATGTCGATCGCGCCGTTGATGACCCGCTGGATGGTTTCGGGCCACATCTCGTTGCGGCCGAGGTATTCGATCGGGCGACTGTAAGTCCGGAGATAGACGATTTCTCCGAGGCCGTTGAAGCCCCATGGGGCCTGCTTTGAGGCGTACTGTGCTACGTGGTCGTCGCTGATAAAAGCCATTTTTCCGATCTTTCGCTGGAAGGTTTGTATTGTGGAATGTGTTGGAAGACTAAAAAATTCCTAATTCTTTAGCTTTTGTGAGCGGTATTTGAGATCCCGCCCTTGCGACCAGCACCCGAGTCTTCACGCCCGGGGTGATCTCTTTTTCTTCCCAGACATCCTCTCCAACAAGAACGGTCTGCCCCTCCACCATGGAGGGGACATCGCCCAGACCCCAGATGCGCTTGGGGGCGTCATTTTCACCGTTGCAGTCCCCCGTGGGGTGTCCGCATACTGGGCACGGCGACCGATCCGCTCGGAGCACTTCGATCCCGTTCAAGTATCCGGATGAACGGTCGTCGAAGCCGAATGCCATCTGACGATGGTACATCACCGACCCCGAGCACGGTGGTCGAAAAACGCAAAAGGCACCCCGAAGGGTGCCCAATGCGCTGACTTTTTGTTTGCGTCAGGAGGAGTAGCGGTCGCTCTTTCCGAGGTTCACCAGCTCCTGATTGACGAGGTGGTTGTACTCCTCCTCGTACTTGTGCTGGAGAACGAGGTGGGCGCGGCGCCGAGCCTCGTTCCGGATGCGGGTCTTCCGCTTCTGCTCCTCCTTGCGCTGAGCCTTCTGCTCAGGCGTGAGGATCGACGGACGGCCGCGCTTGATCGCGCCTCCACCCGACATCAGCTTCTCGTATTCAGTTGCTGCCATGTTTTTCTCCTTTGTCACGGCTTTTGTTTCAGTTACTCCCTTGTGGGATTGATGTGAACGTTACCGACGTTCATCTGGGTTTCCAACCTCGGTTCGAAAATTTCTTCACCGACGTCGAATTCCCCATGAAGCCTAAGGGTTAAAGCCGGAGGCGACAACCCGAAGAATCCGGCCGTGATGGTTGACGGTTCCGGCTCGGCGTGCTAACAATGTGTAAGCGCGATCGCGCGAACCGACCAACACATAGGAGACGCCATGGATCCGGATGAAAGCTCGAACCTCGAGAAACTCGTCGAAGAAATGTTCAAACCGCTCACACCCGAGCGACTCGACCACATCCTCGCACTTTCCACGGATCTGGAAGATCTGTCGAAACACCCAGAACTCAGCGTCAGCGACTCGGCGACAATCGAACTGGCCGCAAACCAACTACTGATCCTCTCGTCCATGGCGGTCGCCGGCCAAGCCCTCTACCACGAATACTGGGGGGCCGCGCAAGCTCTCTACGAGGAGGCGAGGTTCAACCAGATGATGATCGGGACGAACGACCGCAGCACCGCGGAAAGTATGACGACCGACGCCCTCCGTAGGTACGAAGAACTTCGAGAGACCGACCCGAACGAGATTCTGGAACGGAGCGAGTTCCCTGATGCGTGACAGGACTGGACTGGTGTCTGTAGATTCGGATAGTTGGGTTTACACAAACGGTAAAATTTTTAAGTACACGGATTGGGAGCCAGAAAATATCTACTCAAGATACATTCATCGAGCAACATGCGACCTGCTCGACGACATCCCTTGGATTGGCGACGCGTCACCACCAGAAGTCGCCGCAGGCTGGTGGTGGGACCGGCTGATCACCGTAAAAAGCAACGGGAAACCATTTGATGCCGAGCACCCGACGGCGGCGCACGACATCCTCCAACTCAAAGGCACCCCGTTCGAGATCCTCTCACAAACCCACATCAACGAGCCGGGAACGCATGACTGGCTCACATGGGACTTCTGCCCGGAATGCTGCCCGGACGACATCGAGGACTACGCCAAAGGCGATTTCGTCAAAATGCTCAACCTCGCCGAACTCGCATCGGCGCTCGACTACGTCGCCGACTGTGTGGTGAATGGCGAAGGCATCAACTTCAGCTGGTCCTCAATATGGGACCTACTCACCGTCTCGGCTAACCAAATGAGAAAACTCCACGCCCGATCCATCGACGTGGTAGACCCGACACACAAGGAGAAATGACATGAAAACAATCATCGCGGCCACCCTCGTGGCCCTCACCCTTACCGCCTGCGGGGAACGAATCGTCTACGTCGAGTCCACCGTTCCGCCGACCGACCCGCCGAAGACAACCGAAGCGCCGGTCGAGACAACGACCACCGTTCCGCCCACGACGACGACTGAGCCGCAGACGCGGCCGACCGTTCTGAGCAACGAGCCGGCGAACCCGAACGACATTTACGACCCTCAGGGTTACCTCGACTGGATGGCGCTAGAGGCGCCGGACCTGTGGTGGTCCCTCGACGACGAACCTCTCCTCGAAGTTGGCCTAGTTATCTGCGAAATGTTCGATGGGGGAATGAGCCTCGTCGAGGTTGCCGAGACGCTCGTCCAATCCATGATCAACACCGGCACGGGCTATTACGCCGAAGACCTCGGGGTCGCGATTGCCGCCGCGTCGGTGTTCCTATGCCCGGAGTACCGCGACTGGGTCCAAGACGAGTTCAACCGACTCTGACAATTATGGAAACGACCAGCATCGACACCAAGTATCGGGAGGCGGCAGAAGCCGCCCTGCATGCCGGGGACCTACGCACAGCACCGGAACGGATGCTGACCGCGGTCGCCAAAATCTTCGTGCAAGACACCGATACCTACCAATACGGAGAGGTGAAAAATGTTGTCGAGAGTCTCGATGACATCGGCTTCTTCAGGTTCCGCAACGCCGTACATGATCTCGCGGACACCTTGGGGGTGTCCCGAGTCACGATCTACAAGCACCTCAACAACCGGGGGGTTGTCGATCAACTAAAACGTTGATAACCTAAACCGTGTCATACAAACCAACCGAAAGGAAAACCAACAATGACACCCGACGAAATCAATAACGAATACAAGCGCATGTTCCATGAGGATCCGGAACGACGACCGTTCTGGGCCGAGGTCATGCGCGCCCAATTCGTCTTACTGACGGGCGACAGCACCGACCCGATGGGAACCCTCAAGCAGTACAACGTGCTGCCTGAGGTCATCAAACATCTCACCGGCGAACTTCCACCCGCACCCGAACCCAAGCAGAAGATGGTCGACAAATATCAGACCGTCATCGACTGGTGCATGGAGAACCACCTGTTCCAGACCGACGCGAACAAGGTCGCCGAGATCGGCGACATCTCGTACGCGTCCGCGCTGAAGTTCATCAAAGACCGACCCGACCTGTTCTACAAGATCAAGAAGGGCCTGTACGAGGTGCGGAACCCGAAGCTGGTCCGGCTCCAAGAAAGTTCTTGACGCCCCCCGAACTGGTGATGTACCCTCTCGCGCGACCCACCCTCCGCGAGAGGGAAACACCAGCGAACGGAGAACAGTGACCACGCCAAGAAAGCCGATGGAGCCACGTAATAATTCGGTACTACGAGTTGATTTCACTTGGACCGAACGAGCGAATTGCCGCACCGTAGACACGGCGACTTTTTATCCGGAAAAACATGAGCCGGGCCTGATCCAAAAAATGAAAACCGCACGGCAGGTATGTGCTGAGTGCGAAGTCCGTGAGGAGTGCCTCGAATATGCCCTCGAATATGAACCACTCGGATTTTGGGGCGGAATGTCGGAAAAAGATCGAAAAGCGTACAGACGAGAAAACAGATTCCATGTCCGCGCCCGAATCTTCAACTAAGGTTCGACCATGAGTAGCCAACTTCGCCCAGTACTGAACGACGGATTTGTCCGCCTCGACAACTCCATGGCCGGTGACCTGTCCGTCGTAAACGCGGCCAGAGTTTCCTTCGGCAAAATGCACGACTCGCTACAAGACGGGGACACCGAACTCATCAACTTTTTGATGAGAGAACGACACGGCACACCGTTTGAGCACAACTGCTTCCGGTTTCACGTCCGCGCCCCAATCTTCGTGGCACGAGAATGGTTCCGCCACCGAGCCGGATGGTCATACAACGAGTACTCCGCGAGATACACGACGATGGAACCCGAGTATTACGTGCCAGAATCTGAAGACGTCCGATCCCAAATCGGCAAACCCGGCAATTACACGTTCGAAAGCATGAACACCGAGGACAGCGACGAGGCTGCCCAGACGATCGCTGACGCAAGCGGACATGCTTACCGCACCTACAACTATCTGCTGAAAAAAGGGGTGGCGAAAGAACTGGCTCGCACCGTCCTGCCGGTCGGCATGTACACCGAGTTTTACGCGACGTGCAATGCGCGCTCCCTCATGCACTTCATTTCGCTGCGCGCAGATTCGACAGCGCAGCTAGAAATACGTCGCTACGCCCACGCCGTAGAAGCGTTTCTTGAAGAAAAGATGCCCGTCACTCATGCTGCGTTTATTCGCCACGAAAGGACCGCCCCCTGATGGCCACAATCCGCAACAAGGACTACGAGACCACAGCGTTCACAAAAATCGACTGGATGCGCGCCCGCGGATACTCAGAGAAAGACATTCAGGATTACCTCAAGCGTAAAGAGAAGAATCAGAAAGCACGCGGGTGACAGACTTTGCCTCTCCCGAAGTAGATCGATTCCTCTCGCACCTTCAGGGTGTCCGGAAAAATGGTCAGAACTGGTCGGCCCGCTGCCCATGCCGCAACGACGACGAGAACCCGTCGCTGTCCATCGGACAGGGGCGAGACGGCCGCGTACTCGTCACCTGCCACCGCGGCTCGCCGTGCTCCGTGGACCAGATCTGCACTGCCGTCGGCCTCGAGATGAGCGACCTGTACCCGATCGATGACAGTTGGGAACCTGTCGCGCGCAACGACCCGCCCGCCACATCGACAGCAGCGTCGAAGCCGAAGAAAAAGCAGAAACTCGACTTAGTCGCCACCTACGACTACACCGACGAAAACGGCAACCTCGTTTTCCAAAAGCTCCGGTTCGTTGACGAAGACGGCAAAAAGACGTTCCGTCAACGCCGACCAGTCGGCGACGGCTGGGAATACAACCTCGACGGCATCACTCAGGTCTTGTACAACCTTCCCGAGGTTCTCCAAGGCGTCGAAAACGGCAACACGATCGTGGTCGTCGAAGGTGAAAAAGATGTCGAGACGCTGCGCGACATGGGGCGGATTGCGACCACAATGCCCGGTGGTGCCGGAAAGTGGCGCGCCGAACACACCGAGGCTCTACGTGGAGCGAACGTCGTGGTTGTCTCCGACAACGACGAGCCCGGCAAGGCTCACGCCATTCAGGTTCGTGACGCGTTGACAGAAGTCGGCTGCTCGGTCCGCATGATGATCCCGGAAGGCGTCAAAGACGTCACCGATCTCATCGAAGCAGGAAAAGGCCTGAAAGATCTCCGCGACTTCGACGGCCAACTTGCCGAACCGCTACCGGAAGACCCGTTTCAGCCGGCGCTGATCAAACTCGAAAAACTGTTCGAGCGTGACGACATACCGCTGTCCTCCAAGATCACGCGAGCCACGATGCTGCTCGATGAGCTTCGGCCCGCCACGTCGGCCCGTCCGACCGGTCGTCTCGTCAAATGGTCGGATTTCGTTGAGGAAGCTGCCGACGACTCATACGACTGGATCATTCCCGGCCTGCTGGAACGCGGCGAACGTGTAATGATCGTCGCTTCAGAGGGCGTCGGCAAAACCATGCTCGGTAGGCAGGTCGCCCTCTGTACCGCTTCCGGGATACATCCTTTTACGTTTGACAGGATGCCGCCTATCAGAACGCTGATGGTGGATTTGGAAAACCCGGCGCGGATCATTCGACGCACCTCTATCGACATTCAGAAAAAGGCGAAACTGTTCGGTTTTTGCGACGACCCACAAGCTCACCTGCTGATCAAGCCTGACGGTCTTGACCTGCTGCAATCCGGCGACCGGACTCTGCTGGAAGATGCGATTGAGCAGACGAAACCTGACCTTCTGCTTCTTGGTCCGGTGTACAAGTCGTTCGTTGATCCCGGCGGGCGAACAAGCGAAGCTATCGCGATTGAGGTCGCCAAATATTTTGACTCGCTTCGTGAATGGTTTCAGTGTGCGATGTGGTTTGAACATCACGCACCACTAGGAAGTACAATGTCTTCAAGGGATTTACGTCCCTTCGGATCTGCTGTCTGGTCACGTTGGCCAGAGTTCGGTCTTAGCCTTCAGCCAGATCCGACCGCAACTACAGGCTACGTTTATGACGTGAATCATTTCCGCGGAGCACGAGACAGGCGGCGTTTCCCCACAAAGATGATGCGTGGCAAACGCTTCCCGTTCGAAGTGCTCGAATTCATGGCGGTCGACTAATGGCAAATCAAAAAGGTCTAACCAGAGAGTTTCTAGCCGAACGCGATGTTCGCATCTTCAAAATGCGTCAGGCTGGCGTCGCGTCAGCGGAAATTGCCCGCAGATTCGGTCTATCCACCGGAGCAGTCAACTCGGCTATCAGACGGCAACTCGAAAAACTCAACAAAGAAGCACTCATGGCCTACCCCGAGGTGCTTCGCATGGAACTCGAACGACTTGACGCGCTACAGCAGTCGATCTGGCCGCTGACCCAGCATCGAAAAATCACGACAGATGACGGAACCGAAGTCACGTTGGAGCCCGACATGAAGGCAATCCAGCAGGTTCTCGGCATCATGGACCGGAGATCACGTCTTCTTGGCATGGAGCAGACCAACGTCAATCTTCAGGTTGAGCAGGTCGAACCCCACCGGGCCGTTCTGGCAGGCGCAGCGGACAATGCTGCGGCCGCGGTCGATGCGTTTGACCCCGAGAAAGAAGCAAAACAGCTGTTGGAACTCATGGGTAACGCGGGAGTTCTGCCTCAGGAGACCGTGGATTCTCTACTGTCACAAGAACCCAGACAAGCAATCGAAGCACCAAAGGAACAACGTGAACCCGAGAAAGAAGTTCTCTATGGCGAAATCATCCACCCCGGAGGAAGAATCGACGACTGAGGACAACATTGTCGCCGCGATGGACAAAGTCGCAGAAACCCTCGAGCCGACGATTCCGGCTAACACTGGGGCAGACGAAGGGGCCACAGCCACCAAACAGGTGTTGATCCGCGCCACAGAAGAAGACCGCGACCGCTGGAAGCAGGCGGCCGAAGTCAAAGGTGTCAGCCTCTCCGAGTTTGTTCGCACGCTCTGCAACGCTGCCGCAGCCGAACTTCTTGAATGCTCACACCCGAAGGAAATGCGGAAGGCATACCCGTGGTCTGAGCGCTGTATGGCCTGCGGACACCGCTTCATCTGATGTGAGAAAATTGTCGTATGGCAGCACCGCGTAAAAGGCTTCGTGTAGAGCCGTACGAATCGAATCCGGTTGATGCGGACAACGATGGAATCGTTCAGGAGGGGACGGCGTTTGAGCGTCCTGCCGGAACGAACATCGTTGATGAGCTCGGAAACATCATTCAGGCTGGCGTCGTTGCCACCGAGCGGGGCAACTTTCGCGTTGTAGACGTCGACGGCAACACTGTCGACTACACGCCGACCTACACAGCTGCGGGTGCGGTCGGTGAAGTAAAGAAGCCCGGACAGCAGTCTGCGCTCGGGCAAACCATCGGCCAGCGGATGGGGACGCTTGGCGAGAGATCTCAGACGTTGGGATCGCGATACCGCACGATCGGCCAAATCAGCAGGGGAGAGACGGCCGATGTCCCGTCGACCAGAGCCGCACAGGAGGCTGCTGCCGCTGCCGTGCCGGGAGTAACTGTCAGAGATGCGGACGTTCCCGACGCACCAGAACCGCCGAGACGGGGGACACCAGAAGCGATCAGAGCGCGGAACGCTGAAGTCATCTCTCAGATTGAGGCCGCCGGAGGTTTCTTCGATTTCTCCAGCTTGCCTCACGAAGAGCGCGACGCCTTTATTGAGCGCGAGAAGATGAAGACCGTTACATCCACAATGGGAGCAAATCCGAACGGTGGACGGGAAAGTGTCCGCAAACGATGGACATTTCTTGTTGACGCTGAAAAGGAAAGGGTTACTTATATTGAAGATCTGATCAATAAGGCAACAAACCCTGAAGATAAAGAACGTTTCCGCCAAAGAGCCGCTGTGGCAAAACAAGTTGTTGAATATTTAGAAGCCAGAGACTCCGACCAAGTAATTGACGACATCGTCTCCCTTGTAAGACAAATTACTGACGACGATGACACCCGAGTGGCAGTTCAAATACCAGTCGAAAAATTCCCTGAATTCCTCTCACAGGGCTACAAAACAACCCACGAAGCACATAGCGATCACAGTGCGCCAGATATTCGAACCGGATACGAAGTGACCCAAGGAATACCGGCCGACGCCCCAGCATCGGTTCGACCAGCATCCGGATACCTGCAAATTGGTGCACGCCGCCGAGCCGCGCGTCAGCTCGCAATTGACGAGGGTGCTGTTGACCCAGACGCCGACAGCACCGTCGCTAAACACAACGCTGGCCCAGCCGGATTGTACGGCAAGGTTCAAATGATCATGAAGCCAGACGCTAGCGGGCGCACACGATTTGGTATGGGCGATTCCTTCAACTCCAGCATGCGATCCGCGCCGCTGGTCGGAGCAACAGATGACCAGCTTGTCGACGCCGTGCTCGCCACAGATGGAGGCAAAGGTGCGTTTTTGGATTCAGAGAAGAAGCGGTTTTCGGATTTAGTTGAAGTTCTTGCCACCGGCGGAAACGCAGAGCTTTTAGGTGCCCTGCCAACGGACGATCGTGTGGTCGAAAAATCTGGAATGCCTGAGCAGAGGGGTTCTCTAGAATACTGGGAGACGCTCATTTTCGGCTCTTTTGACATATCCGATATAGCAGAAATCTCTATACCAGAATCCGAAATACCGAGAACCGTTAAGCCGAAAGGAAACTTCGGAAAAGATACGAGAGACTGGCTGGCGCAATCTCTGAGAGATAATCCTGAACTATTCCAATTCCTATCAATGGAACAAATTCAAGAACTCAGACGACTTATCGAACTTCACCCAGACAAAGCCGAGCGCATGATGGGGAAACTCACTAACGTCCTCAACTTCATCGACGAGCTCAAAGACCAGCAAAACTTTCTGCAACGAATTGCCGCAGCTTCCCCAGATACCAAAGTCACGATCACCACACCGGGAGGTAAGTCGAATCTCGCACCCTCAAGATTCGGACTGCCTGAAGACGGTGACGTCATGGCATTCCTCGAGGGAAGAATTGAAGTACAGGTAAACTCAATCTTCGAACAGTTGCAGCAGCTGCCGACCGGACCGGCGGCAGAAGTCGCAGAAGTCGTCGACGACGACGACGCCATGTGACGTAACCACAATTTCAGCCATGTTTCTCCACGTTCAAGACAACGCACTGCCCGAACCACTGCTACGCAGAGTCGCCAACGACGCCAACTTTTTCCCGGCGGACATGTCGCTACACGACAACATCGGCGAATACCTCAACAGCTACCACGATGTCGAGTGCGACTGCTACGCGCCCTACATGTTTTGGGACGGATGGATCAAATCGCCTGCCGACACGCTCCGCAAACAGGTCATCCAAGTCTTATGGTCGCAGCCCGGACTGCTCCCATTCCCAATCGAGGAAGTCGCCGGATTCGAATACTGGACCAGAACTTTCGGAGTTGGCCAATACCTCGGCGTCCACTGCGACGAAGACACCTTCCAGTACGCCAAAGATCGCTACTACCGTGGACCAGCAATCGGCTGCGTCTGGTACGGCACCAGCGAGTCGACCGGCGGGTTCCTCGAGCTCCACGCCACCACGATCCCCGAGGGAAAAGATTCCCTTGAACGGGAGCAGCTCGACCCGCTAATGTCGCCACCAGAGGAACGTGAACGGATCATGTATCGGCCGAACCGACTGGTCGTGTTTGATGCCGGGCACCGACTCCACGAAACGACAACAACTCTTACTGGACAGCGTCAGGTCATGGTCGTCAACGTATGGCACCGCGACAACCCGCCGAGCGCACTCGACACAGGCGAATTTTTCTACGAATGACTTTCGTTACCGGACGGATAACTGAGCTACATCTCGACCGAGCACGACGACGAGCGGCCGAATACCCGGTGCTTCCCGGTTCCCATCGCGGCGTCGCAGCCAACGAAATCGGGGCACTTGGAGAAGTTGTCGCCGAAGGCTGGCTGGCCAAAAACGGGGTGCGGTTCAAATCAGTTCGGACTACCCGAACAGACCTCGTGCTGTCAGATAACTCAACGCTAGAAATCAAAACGAAAGATCGGACCGTCGCCCCAAAACTCGACTACGAGGCGAGCATCCCGCTGTACAACCACGACCACCAGCAGCCCGACTACTACCTGTTCGTGTCTCTCGAACGCAAACGTGGTCAATCTTCAAACCTTGCGAACTTTCACACCGCGCACATTGTGGGCGCCTCCAGTGTTAGGCGGATGCACCAGCACGGGAAAGTCTGGAAGGCCGGGGAAACCGACCCGGACAACGGGACCACGTTCTGGACAGACTGCCTGAACATAAAAATCGGAAAATTGGTGGAACCTGAAATTGCGCTGCTACACTGGCGCGCATGAATACTAACGAACTACTCGACTTCCAAGATCGGCTCCGCGGCTTCGCCCACAACAAGGGCGGCGATCCTGCCGACGACGCCGCAGAAACCATCTCGATCTGCCTCGAAAAAGGCTACGACAAGCTGCCCGACGACGAATTTGTACGTGTCGCGTTTACGATTTGCGGCAACCTGATCAAGAACCGTTACCGGCGCAAAAATCTAGACAATAAATATTTTCCCGTCATCGCGTCAGTCGACAGCACCACTGATGACACATCCGACGCCTCGTTCTTCGACCTGATCGCCGGACTCGACAAACTCGAACAAAAGATCCTAATCCTCAACATGGTCGAGGGCCTCCGGATGCACGAAGTGGCAGAACGCGTCGGCCTCACGTACGGGATGGCCCGCAAGGCAAAGATGATCGCTATCGCGAAGCTTCGCGACCAACACATCGCCTCGTAGTAGTCTCGGCCAGATGAGCCGAAATGTCCCCGAATACGACATTGCGAGTCATCGGCAACCGCTAGGCGACGCATTTCTTCCTTGGCCTGAAGTGCCCGGGTGTGGACGTGAGTTCCGCAAGGGGCTGATGCGCTACGAAGATGTAGGCATGTTTTATAGCTATGGGCCCGAGTGGCATCACGGGATTCTTGGGAGCGACAGCAATGGATTCCTGCCCAACTGCTATTACCGCGTGAATTCAGATGGCATGCACTGGGATGAATATGTACACAATCCTGATGTGCTTGCCCTCGGATGCTCAGTGACGGCCGGCGTCGGATTGCCCTACGAATACACGTGGCCAAACATCTATCGGTACGTAGTCGGGTGCTCGGTCAACAGCGTTGCCCGACCCGGTGCATCAATCCAAACGATGGTGAAGTCCGCATTTCATCACATCAAACATTACGGTGCGCCAAAAAAGATCATGATGCTTATTCCTGACGCTATGCGTTACACATTCCTACATCCTGTAAAAGCAAACATAAACAGCACGCCAAAAAAGTCAATTTTGTTTTGGGATAAGAAGCAGTATTCGTATGTTGAAGGTGGCGACAACTCGCCGCCATTTA